CGCAATATGGTGGGCGTAGCTCAGTTGGTAGAGCACAGGATTGTGGCTCCTGGTGTCGAGGGTTCGATCCCCTTCGTCCACCCCATATTCGAGAAAGCGCCAGGCCTTACGCCTGGCGTTTTCGTTTCCGAGCATGACCACGCGGACGTGGTGAAATTGGTAGACACACCAGATTTAGGTTCTGGCGCCGCAAGGTGTGAGAGTTCGAGTCTCTCCGTCCGCACCATCTACGCTCTTGTTTCCAAAGGGAAAAACAGAAGGCGACCACTAGACGGGAGCGTTTTGGGAACACTTTGGGAATGGCAGGAACGAAAAAGGCGACCTTGATGGGTCGCCTTTTTTCGTTTCGAGGGGGTGGTCAGAGCTTCAGGGCGTGCTCGAGGAGGCCCACCATGTCGGGGCCGTCCTGGTTGATCCACTTGCCGTAGTGGCGCCAGATCATCGCCGTCGATGTGTGGCCCATCTGGTCGGCGATCCAGTCCACTGGCACCACCCCCGTGCTGAGCATCTGGCTGGCGTAGGTGTGCCGGCAGTTGTTCGGGCCCCGGTAGCGAACGCCCGCAACGGCCAAGTGGTCACGCCACCAGTTCTTGAGCAGCACGTCCGAGCTGGTCCATGCGGCACCGGTCGTCGACTTATGAAAAACGAAGCGGAGCGTCTGCACCTTCACTGTCTTGTTGTCTCGATCGGTGACCGATACCTCGACGGGCGGTAGGTCTGCGGTGATCTTCTTCTGCGCCTCCAGCGCGTCCAGAGCGGGCTTCAGCAGCCGGACTTCCCGTGTTGATCGCCGTGTCTTGGTCACCTTGTAGTGGCCGCGCACCTGGGAGCGCCGGAACTTCACAGTGCCGGCCTTTAGGTCGACGTCTTCCCATGCCAAGGAAATCGCCTCAGACACCCTCGGCCCTGTCCAGATCATGAACTGGGCGAGGTTCAGCTCCTGCTGGCATTCGGGCGTGCCGGTCAGAATCTTGGCGATCTCCTCGCGGCTGAACGGGTCGACCTCGTCCGCGTCAGGCAGGCGCACCACGATGCCTTCCGTCGGATCGTGAGCCGTTCGATTGCGGGTGCGATATACGGTGAAAATCTGCCCGACCAGGCTGACGATTTCCCGCACGCTCCGGTTGTGCAGCTTCGGCATCAGCGTCTTCTGCACCCAGGCTTGCAGGTCAAGGTGGTCGATCTGATCGGCCTGGGCATTGCCCCAGCGCGGCCGGATATGGTTTTCCGCTTTGCTCGAGTAGGTACGAAATCCGGACGGCGCCATCTCATTGCGCCTGATGTCGAGCCAGAGGTCGATGTAGTGCCCGAAGGTGTTGGTTTTCACCCTGGGCGAGTCGGGGAAGTGTCGGGCGTAGCTGAAGGTGCCTGCCTTGATTTCATAATTGATCATGCCGACCAGGCGCTCGGCCTGGGCAATGTTCTCGGCTGTGGCCTCGCCCGGGAATGGCTCCCGGCACAGCTCGCCCTCATACCGAAAATACACGCGCACGCGTTTGCCGCGTACCTCAACTCCATCTGCCATGTGCGTCCCCACGCAATTTCGGGCGAGTCTACTGACGGCCCGGTCAACCCAAAAAGAAAAGGCCCGTTGCCGGGCCTAGAAATCGAAGGTCCTGGTTCTAGGTGTCCATCCACTCGGAACGCCGCTGCCACTGACTGCGCATTTCGTCGATTAGCCGGCCGAGTGCGGCGTTGGGGCGATGCTTGAGCAACTGGCCAAGCTCGAGGATCTTGTCCGGCGTGGTGAATCCCCTCCGGACCCAGTACCGGGCCTCGCACTCCAGCCTGTGCTGAGCCTGGTCATGTTCCATGCTCTGCCTCGCTCAGCAGGTCGGGCGCTGGCTTGCGGGCATGGCGCAATGGGAGGCTGTGCTTGCGGAAGAAGTCGCGTCTGGCGGCAAGCCAGGCCTTGTAGGCCCAGCCTCTACGCTCACACCAGGGGTAGCTGTTGTCGATGGCCTTTGCCATGGCTGGCCCGGTGGTTTCGGCGCTTTCGCGCCGAACCTCCTCCATGTGCTGCCAGGAGCGGGTGTACCAAGTCATGACGTCACCCGCTTGAACTCGACGACCCATACCCAGGGGTTGGCAGTCCATGCGCCGGCGCCGTTGATCGACTCCCAGAGGTGGCCAAACGCGCCCTTGGCGGTACTGCCCCAACATCCGATATCCGAGCAGGCCTGCCGCACGTGATCGCATGGCTCAGCCCTTACACCTTCGGCCAGCGCCTCTTCCTCGCTGATGTCGTGCAGCCGCTCAACGCGGACGGCGCTGATCTCCAGCACTATGCGGCAGGCCCAGCGCGGCATATGGATGGAGGGCTTGTAACCCATGCCCTTCTGGCCAACATGGTGCGGACGGTCTGCGCGGTAGTGGATCACATGCATCTTCTTATCGCCGTAGACAGCAAATGTCTCACGCACCCACAGGCGGTCGCCGGGCTGGCCGTAGGGGCAGGCGCGCTCAATTACGTGATTGGGTTCGTTTTCCAGCACCAAGGCGCCAGGTGCATAGATGTTTCCCAGGTCAGGGTGTTTGACCGGCTTGGCGATACGACGCGTCACGGTCTTACGACCTTCAATAATGGCGCGGACCATAGGCCCGCTGAATAGAACCGGTCTCTCACGCATGGGAAGTCTCCAACTGTGCCACGCTCAAGCCCACGGCTACCGGCCGCACCCAGATCGGCATGCTGTTGAGCATGAAGGTCTCCCCTGCGGCGGCCAGCAGCAGGGTGGTGCCCATGACGTGGCCGATGGCCTCGGCGGCATGTGGTGGTACGGCGTTGCCGATTTGTTCGCTCAATTCCTTGTCGCTCAGGCCGTCGAGGATCAGTTGCTCTTCTGGCTCGACCAAGCTTTGCAGCGCGGCCTTTTCCAGGGTTGTGAAGGGGCGGTGCCAGGTGCCGTCCAGGCTGCGAATGATGCAGGTCAGGCGTTCGCCGGCCGCTGGAATGCGCGGGTCTGCCACGCTGAAACGGCCGCTGTCATAGCGGGAACTGGCCGTGATGGCTCCAGAGTGCTGGTCGAATGGGATCACGCCGTAGTGGCCGCCCGTCAGGTAGTTGTCGCCCTTGCTTCGGTGCAGGATGCGAGGGTCCGCGACCGACTGCTGCCCGCCCTGCACACCCTTGCCGCCAGCGATGATGGTGCCGGCAGGTTTGTCGAAGGGGATCACGCGATAGTTGCCGCTGTGGCGGTTCCAGTTCGGGCGCGGGTCGGCGACGCTGAACGTCCCCTGGCCGGGCATGGTCTGCCCTGGGATCGTTGGCGACGACTCGGACCAGCGGATGACGCCGAACTGCTGGCCATGATTCCAGTTGGCGGCCTGGCGGTACCGAGGATCGGCGACCGAGAAAGCGCCATTGGTTGGTCCGCTGGCGCCGGCGATGGTGCCGGAAGTGTCGCCCCAGCCGTGCACGCCCAAATAGCCGTGGTGATACTCCGGCACAACCACCAGGTCGCGCAGATGGCCATCCTTGATCGCCAGTTCGTTGAGGCTGCGCCAGTCGCTGCCGGCGCGCACAAGGGCGAGACGCACCCACGTTTTCCAATGAAGCGAGGGAAGGCGGTGCATCGGGCCGCCTGCGTCGATATCGCCGGGCATTGGCATGCGGCCGAGGATGTCGCCTACGGCGCGCAAGCTCTTCTTCTCCGGCTCGTACAGGAATGGCGGCACCTTCTCGACGTTACGTCCGACCAGCAGGAAGCGCTTGCGGCTCTGCGCCAAGCCGCCTAACTCGCCACAGTCGTGGGTGGTCTCGGCCTTTGCAAACCCATAGTGGCTGAGCAATTGCCCGATCTGATCGAGAAGATGCCTGCCGCGCGTAGCCAGGCGCGGGACGTTCTCGAAGGCGATCAAGGGCACCGGATCATCGGCCCAGGCTTCGCCCATCAGCCAGATGCAGCGCAAGGTCAGTTCGTTGAGCGCCTGGTATTTCGGCGTTTTACTGGCGGCTTCTGGTAGCAGGCCGCTGGCGCCCTTGCATGGGCTGCTGATGAATACGCAGTCAGGCCGTTTGTAGCCCGCCGCGCGGCGAATATCATCAGGGGTCGCCTCGCGCCAGTCGGTGGGTGGCTCTTTCCCGTGAAAGCGGATGTATTGGCCGCGGGTGAACAGGTCCATCTGGGTGCCCGGTACGCCGGCCAGCTTGGCAAAATTGCGCAGAGCGGATGGGGAGACGTCGATACCGCCGAGGCATTCCCATTCGGCCTGCACATTGCCGACGATGGGCTTTGCCCGGTTGAAGCCCTTGGCGCCGCCGCCGAGGCCGCAGCAGAAGTGGAAGTGGTACAGGGTGCGTTTAAGCATGGTGCACCCCCTTCCGCCTGCCCGAACGGCTGGCCTTGGCCAGGCGCACGGCGGCGCGTTCGGCCATGTAGGCTTCCCACTCGGCTTGCTTACGGGTTTGGCGGATGCGGCTGCACTTCTCGTGTTTGCGGGTCGAGCGGCCTTTGCCGCAGATGTCGCAGATGCTGGGGAGGTCGATGGGTTTGGCGGCCATGGGTGGGCGGGTGCGGGTCATGCAGCACCCCCACTCTTTGCGATCATGGCGGCGATGGACTTGCGCTCGGCCTCTGAAAATGGGCGCTCATGGCCGCCACCCAATACGGCTGCAACAGGCCGGCCATCGGCAGCCAGAATCCGCCATGGCATGTGTGGATCAACGGACCAAGGCCGGAGGGCCTCGACATCGCAGCGGCTGCACTTAGGGGCAGGCTCAGGATGTGTTGAGACGAGTAGCAGCTCGGATAGGTACTCGATAGCCTGCCTCGCGTCGTCGTGGCAACCATCGAACACGTCAATGGCAGTGTGCTTTGCCTTGCTGATGGCCGCGCTCCAAGACAGTTCAGGCTCGTCAGCATCCCAGCCGAGTTCACGGCGACGTTCCATCAGGTCCATCGCCTGGCTGGCCCTGCTGGTGAGTTCGGCAGGGTATGAGCAGTCGCCGCTGGCGACGTCATCGACGAATTCTTCCAGGGCGTCCATCGCGGCCAGTTCGTGGCCACGGCTCCAGGCGACTACTTCGCCGCCGTCCACCTCTTTCGGGACGGTCTGGCCCTTGGCACCTCGAATGACAATGGTGTCGTAGCGGTTCGTGGTAGCCTCGGCGGCGCCACTTTTGGGGGTTTGGGCTTGCATGGTTCTCTCCTTTCAGGGGTGGTCGGTGCCGGGGAGTTGCAGCTCCCTGGCACCTCTTCTTTCAGTGCGTCAGCCAGACGATCAGGCTGGGCAGGTGGTTGCCGATCAGCGCGAGGGTGAGGGCCGTGGCGCCGGTGGCGACCAGGCCGGCAAAGCGGCCGGGGTGGTCTGGCGGTGGTTCAAGGTCGTGCATGGTTCTCCTTCCCGGGTTGTGCCGGTTGCAGCCGGCGGCTCAGCCGAGGCGGTATTTCTGGCCGCCCTGGATCACGTAGATGTTCACATCCCGCAGCCGATAGACGCCGCCAGGCCCACCGTGAACGACGTAGTCTCCGTAGGGCGCCTGGCCGACCCGGACGGGGAAAATTCCATCTGTCTGGTGGGCGTATTCACTGGATTTCTTGACCTGCGCATACAGCTGCTGCCCCTTGGGTTTGCAGCCATCGGGGCCGTGGGCGGCCTCGAAGCCGAGCCAGGCGGCCTGGGTTTCCAGTAGCGCGTAGCCGCTGTCATCGGCGTTGCGCGTCAGGTCGTATCCGCGTGGCGCTGCCCAGGTGCCGAAGGCGAGCTGCAGCTCGAGCAGCTTCAATTCATCGTTTTGCATGGTTCTCTCCTTTCAGGGGTTGGTACCGGCGTTGCAGCGCCGGGGTTGGGGTAAAGCGGATGCTCACGCCGACGCCTCCTTGAACACCCAGCACTTCACGGTGGGCGACTTGTAGACGGTGAGGTTGGCGCGCTTGGCCTGGTAGCAGCGCACGGCGCTGTCCACGGCCTTGATGTCCGCAAACTTGCGGCTGCGGCTTTCCTTGAGGCGGTCGCGCAGTTCGGCGACGTCGGCGAGTTTCTGGCGGTGCTCGGCGGCGCGTTCGGCGAATTCGTTGAGGTTGATGGCGATCAGGCCATCCTTCTTGCTGTGGTTGACCACCGGGCCGTCCGCGTCCAGGCCCTGCAGGTATTCGTAGACTTCCCAGAACTCGGCCACCACCGGATGGTCGGCGCTGATTGCGGCCTGGCGCTCCAAGGCCATGGCGATGATCTGGCGTTGCGTGGCGCTGATCTGGGCGTCGCTCAGGCTCGGTACCGCCAGGCGAAGACAATCGAGCAGGGCGAGCATCTGCGCATGGTTCTTGGCGATGCGTTCCACGCGGATATAGCCGCGCAGCCTGTTGCCGCAGCCGTTACAGGCGGCGCTGTCGTCCTTGTCCGGGTAGGCGGTGCCGCAGGCGATGCAGTGGGTATGCAAGCGGCGCAGGCGGGCCTCGTGCTCAGGGAAGCGTTCGTGGAAACGTTCGAGCACCGGGCCTTCCAGGCGGGTGGCCAGCAGCAGGAAGTGGCTGAGCTGCTCGCCGTCGAGCAAGGTGAGCTTGTCCGCCGCCGCGCGGCTTTCCGGCGTGACGTTGGGGCGCACGAAGTGCAGCTTGCAGATCCGCGTCATGATCGCCTCGGAGGCGACCACGGGGGCGTTCTGGCTGATGGCGATGGTGCCGCGAAAGGGCGGCTCGTAGGTTTCGTTGCCGGCCGTCTTGACGCCCTTGGTGGCCAGGGTGCCGCCGCCGAAGTAGTCCTTGAGTTCGTCCCAGTCGAAGGTCTTGGCGTGGCTCTTGCCGTCGTCGCTGCCGCTGCGGTCCGATTCGAGCAGCACCACTGGCATGCTGGACACCTGGCCCATCAGGCGCGAGCGGCCGGCCTTGGTGGATTTGGACGGGTCGAAGCCCTCATACCCGGCGCGGCCGAGCAGCTTCCACAGCAGGTTGAGCAGGGTGGTCTTGCCGGCGCCGGCCTCGCCGGTGGCTTCCAGGAACGGGAATGAGGCGTAGCGGGCGCGGATCTGCTCGGCGAACAGGGAGCCGAACCAGAACACCAGCGCCACCACGCCCTGCCCGCCGAAGCACGTCCAGAGCAGCTTGAGCCATTCCTCGCTGTACGCCTTGGCGTCGCGCTGGATGCGCACCGGCACGCCCTTCTGCAGGGACTTGAGGCGCAGCTTGCCGAACTCGAAGTAATCCTCCTCGTTGACCTCGCACACCGCGCCGTTGCGGATGGCCAGGTCGCCGAACACGTAGCAGCCGTATTCCTTGCTGTAGCCCACGTAGTCGATGGTCTCGACGGTTTTGATGCCGAAGAGCTGGTCCTTCATGATCTTGTCGAGCTGCTGGCCGCTGCCGGTGAACACGGCGCCGGCGGCCATGCCGAGCAGGCGTTTCTTGAACTCGCTGGCGGCCGCCACCTGGCCGCCGGTGAAGGTGTTCTTGACCGACTGGCCGTCGTGCGGGAAGTCGACGCGGAAGTAGTACCAGGATTCGTCCGTGATCTCGTTGCGCTGGAAGTACAGGGCCTGCGGGTAGCAGTTGGCGATTTCAACCACGCAGCCGGACATGCGCAGCGCCTTCTCGCGCTGGGCCTTGCGATCGAGCAGCTTGTCGTCGTGGTCTTCGTTTTCGCTGTCCTCGAGCGCCGCCATGGCCCGGTTGAATTTCTCAAGGTCCAACTTCCACCAGAACAAACGACTGTCGAAGCCGAAGTGGAACTCCTCGCGCTCCTTCCAGGTGTACATCAGCAGCGCCTTCTCGCTGGCGCTCTCGGCGATCAGCAGGGCGCCGTGGTGGCGGGCTTCCTTGAGGTCGCGGTCGACGTGGTCGGTGCGCTTGGCTTCGTCGATGAAGGCCCAGCGCTGGTGCAGGTCGTTCCAGTCGACCTTGCGGCTGTCGCGCTGCGGGATCTGCGCCGCATCGCAGAAATAGCCCAGGCCGCGCGCCTGGTGGACCCAGCGGCGGGTGTATTTGTGCGCGCCGGGCTCGTTGTCCAGCGCCCACACCAGCTTCGGCAGCTTGCCGCCACGGATGCGGGCCAGCTCGCGCAGGGACTCCTCGGGGAAGGCGTTGGAGCTGAGGGCCGCCACGGCGTGGATGCCGTGGTGCAGCAAGGCGATGGCGTCGAAGATGCCCTCGACGATCCACAGTTCCTTGACCTCGAGGAGGTCCAGGCAGGGCGGGCACCACCAGACGCCCCGGTAGCTGTAACCCTTCTTGAACTGGGCCTTCATCTTGCCGAAGCGCTGGGGGCGGTCGATCAGGCGTTGCCAATGGCCGCCCTTGTCCAGCGGGAAACGCACGGCGGCGGAGCCGATGCCCAGCTTGCTGTCCCAGTAGTGTTCCTGGGTGTACCAGCCCTCGATCAGCTCCAGGCGAAAGCCCCGGCCGAATTGCAGGTAGTTACGTGCCGTGGCGTTGGGTTGCTGTTCATCGGCGGGGAAGCGGGCGCTCCAGTCCTCGAACAGATCCTCGTAAATCTCCTTCACGTGCCAGATCTGGCCGCACTTGCTCTCGCGGCCGCACTTGATGAACCAAGGCTCGTCGTGGCGGGAAAACAGCTCCTTCTTGCCGCAGGCCGGGCAGGTGCCGCCGCGCATGTAATCGGTGCCGGCGCGGCGCTTCAGTCCGTAGTCGAACTCCAGGCGGCGCAGGACTTCGTCGCGCAGGCTGTGGTCCATCGACTTCATGCGGACGGGCCCCAGACCAAGCTGTTGAGTTCATGGTCCAACTGCTCCGCCAACTCCATGGTTACGATGCCTGTTTCCATGTAGGCGGCGATCATGCCGCCGATGCGGATTCTGAGCCGTAGCTTCTCCTCGTAATCGTCAGCGTGTAGCAAGCGCTGAAGTTTGTTGGCGAACTGGAAGCGTGCCGGGTCTGCTGCCAGCGCATTGCAGAGCGGCATGGCCTGGATATGGGGATTCACGTGCGGGGCTCCGTTTGGTTGAGGGCGGCTTTCAGCGCGCCGATGGTGCGTTTGTGGCCCGCCAGGGCGGGGAAGTCGTCGAGGATGCGGGCGCTGCGGAAACCCTCCGGCACGTCGCGGTAGCGGTCGTCGTACCAGTGCTCGTTGAAGGCGCGTTTCAACTCGCCCTGCAGGTTGGCCAGCAGCGCTTCGGCTACGGGCTTGGGCAGGTCCAACTGGATGGCGATGGCGTGTTGCATGGCATCCTCCGGGCGCAATTTGCCCAAACCCACGGCGTGGGATGGGCGGGGTTTCAGGGGTTAACGGGTGGCCGGAACGGCCTGGAAACGGTCTGGCAGCAGGCGGCAGGGCAGCTGCGTTCGCTGGCCGGTGCGGCGGTCAAGCACGGTGCGCACCGTCTGGTCGGGGCCGGTGGCCATGTCCACGCCGACCCACACCACGCCGGGCGGCAGCAGCTCGCTCATGGCCAGGTAGACGATGCGGTCAGCCATGAACGCCGGCACGTCGAGCGTCATCACCAGGTGGCGCACGGTGCGCTCGAACAGGCCATCGTCGTGCAGGTGCTCGGCCTGGTGGCGTTCGATGAAGCCACGCGCGGCCACCTGCATGCTGGAGCGGTAGTCGTCGATCGACAGCGAGGGAAGGGGGGTGGTGTTCATGCGTGAGCCTCCATCAGGGAATCCAACAGGTCCGGTTGCTGATCGTTCGCCCGCGTGTCGCGCAGGGCCTTCATGCGTTCCACCGCCGGGGCGATGGGCAGCACCATCAGCGGCTTTTCCATGCCGGACGGGCTGAGCTGAAAATCGATGGTGACGGTGCCGCTGAAGGTCGCCCCGCAAACAAGCCGGGTGCACTGGTAGTACGTGGACCGGAAGCAAGGCGTCTGGCCTTCGGATGTACGGATGCGCATGCGCCCGTGACATGCCGGGCACACTAGCTTGTAGGTGCTCATCTACTCTCCCCGCCGCTAAACGCGGCACCGGCCAGGCCGGCAATGTGTGCGGCGCGTCCCGCGCCTACTACGGTCCTATGCCTGCCCAGGTTTCCCCTGGTGCAGGACGATTACGGCTGTCACTTCGCTGTGGCGCGCGGCAATGTGCTCGCGGTGTGCGGCGACGATTGCTTCGATTTCATGCTGGGTGATCACCCCATCGGCCAGTGCCGTGGCGATGATCTGGTCCACCAACCCGCGCTTGCAGCTGCTGGCCAGCGAGCGGGCGTAGAGGTCGAGGTTCTCCAGCTCGCCCTCTTCGGGCAGCGGGACGAACACGCCGTCGTACAGGCCGCAGATGTAATCCGGCAGGTGGGTGGTGCCGGCGTGCCGTTCGAGCTGGCGCAGCTGGGCGTCGGTCAGCGGGCGGCTGCCGGCGTTCTCGTAGGCGTGGTTGTCGAACTTCTTGACCGAAAGGCCCAGGTGCGCAGCGGCGCAGTCCCGGCCGCCCGGGAACGCGTCGACGATGGCGCTCGTTACCTGGCGGCGGGTTTCTAGAATTGGGCGCTTGCGATTCTGGTTGGCCATGGCTGATCACCGCACTACTGTGCGGCTGCCTCCTCGGGGAGGGTGCCTTCTTTGATACCCAGAGCTACAGCTGCTTTGTGCGCTTCGCCCCGTCGGCCCTTTTTGGTCCCCGCTAACACCTGGTAGGTGGTCGCGGGGTCTAGGCCATTCTCGATTGCGAAGTCGTGGATGGATTTTCCCAGCGAGTCCAGCCAGGCGCGGGCTTGTTCTGGGGTACGGGTGGCGTGCATCATTCAAAACCATTCAAAAGCGTTTAATTGACAGCAGAATACCATTCAAACGGATGGTGTCAATGGGGAAATCTATCCGAATGAGTGGAATCGGCGACCGGCTGTGCGAAGAGCGCAAACGGCTGGGGCTGTCTCAGGGGGCCATGGGTGAAATAGGCGGGGTAAAAGCCAACGCCCAAGGCAACTACGAAAAGGGAGATCGGTTTCCTGATGCGGCCTATCTCGCAGCATTGGCTGAGATTGGCGTTGACGTGCTCTACGTGGTTACAGGGCGGCGTACACCTCGACCAGCAGACAGCTTTACTGCGGAGGAAAGCCGGGTGATTGAGCAGTACCGCTCACTGCCAGAGCAGGACCGCGCCTCGGTTTCCAGGCTGACCACTGCGCTGGCCGAGACAGCAGGGCGTTACGAAATTAAATAGAGCGGCCAAGCCGCCAAGGATTGTTGTTCGCTGGCCATGGTGGCCGGCGCATAGGAGAGGGGAGAAGGAATGGCATTAACGGCCTGCAAGTCCTGCAAACAGCAAGTCGACACGACTGCGAAAACCTGCCCGCATTGCGGCGTAGCCAACCCAGGTGTTACTGCCGCTCAAGGCATTGCCGGAGTGGTGGGCTTGCTGGTCATTATCGCCGTCGTGGTGGCCATGTGTTCCGGCGGGAAGGACGAGAAGCCCGACGCGAAGCAAGCGGAAATCGACGAGGCAACCTGTCGCAAGGAACTAGCCTGCTGGGCTGAGAAAGCCCTCATCAGTGCAGGGGTTTATTGCAAAGAACCTATTGAACGTTTGGGGAAATACTCGTCCCGCTGGACAGATGGCACCTTCGACATGAAGTTCAGCCGCTATCGCTGGCTGAATCAGGAGAAGGGCACTGTCACTTACCTGGGCGACAAAATCGAATTTCAGAACGGTTTTGGGGCTTACCAGGCTCATTATTACGAATGTGACTTCGAACCAGCATCGAGCCAAGTGCTAGATGTGCGGGCGGCACCTGGCCGGCTCCAAAACTGATAATCGTTTTGCCAAGCACCGTAGTAAAGCTAGTCATATATATATCTTTAGTTCCTCATAGATGGTGGAGATTATATGGTGGTTGAAACGACTGAAATAGACAATGCTTTCGATGAATTGAAAGATTCATTGCCCGATAGCGCCTCCTGGGTTAACAGTTTTTTTAAAGGTGCTGGAAAGTTCTCGGCGCTATTACAAGGCGATCAAAATTTCAAACTTGACCGTAGGGCCAAACGTTTTACATCAACCAATCCGGTATGGATTAGATTTATAAGATTTACAACTGATGATGCTGCAACTCTAAAAAAACAACTAACGTGTACAGCCCTTACGTTGAGTGGCAAGGAGGTGGAGAAAAAGCTTACCCTCGATGCTAAAGGAAGTTTTGCGTACGTGTGGTTTAATGAACTAATAACATCATTCGAGATTAAATCTGACGGCTTGATCAACAGGCCGTCATTAAGCAAAATTAATATTAATGGATTTGATCTGACTACTTTTGAAAAGGTTGCTGAGAAAGTTTCGGATGTATTAGAAATAAAGAGAACAATTGATGAGGTTTTAGAAAAAGCGAAGACTGAAGTAAAAACAGCTCAAGAGCAATATGAAGCAGAGCAGGTGCGTATTAATGAGATCAAGATTGAATGCGATGCGGTTGATGAAAAATTAGTTGAGCTACGCGAGATTAAAGAAGGTCTTGATAACGATATTTCTGCTAGCCGCATACTGGCTTCTAGCATCGAGGCATCTAACCAGCAAGCTAATGCTTCCTTGGAGTCTGCTCGTAATAATGTACAACAACTTCTCGAGCAATCTAAGGATCTAAACGAAAGGGTTAGAAGAGAAAAATCACAGTTAGAATCAATAACTAATGATAAAAGTTTGATCTCTGATGAGTATAAAGACTACGTAAAGGAAGGGCGGTCTCAAGCATTTCTGTATGTCATACTTAGTTTTCTTCCTTTACTGGCAATTGCATTCGCAGTAAATAAACTTTTTACTGGTGCTGAAGAGTTGCTGTTGCGTGAATACAAAGGCTACATGGATATTTTTGCAGGGCTATTGCTGCGAATTCCATTTTCGGTGGTGCTTGGGCTAGGTATGTATTATTCTTGGATATTAGCCGCTAATTTGTTTTCTAGTATTTTTAAAATTCATAAAGATCGTTTGGTTTTGGCAAGGTTATTGGTGATCGCAAAAGATACAGTATTCTCATCTGCGCAAGGTCTCGATGTTTCCGATGAAATAAAATTTCAAGAGCGTATAAGATTAAAGATAGAACTTCTTAAAAGTCATTTATCAAAAGAGCTTTCATCTGATTTTAAATATGGGCGCAAGGTTGATCTTCCTCTGCCGCATTCATCGGACGACCACGATGTTTCAGATTCGGAAACAGATCAGAATTCACCGCCTACGTCTCTAGGTAAAAAATGATCTAAATCCATGAATCTCCAATCTTGATTAACAATCTCCATTCGGGCGGTATGGGCGGTGCCAAGGTGGCGCCGGGGCGTCCGAGCATGTGAATGGAGTAAAAGCATGTTGGAGAACAGCAGTATGCCGGTGCCCTCGGTCGAGGGTGCCCAGCCAGAGGTGTTGGTGTCGAGGGAGTGGGCTTTCCTGGCATTGTTCAGACGGCTGAGCGAGGAGTCGCAAAGCGACATACTGAGATTCATGGAGGCGCTGGCGCAGGTCTTCGATTGATGGAGAACTAGCCCCGGCATTGCCGGGGTTTCATGGACTGATAAGGAAACAGGATGCGTCGTGCTCAAGTTGCGGATATTCGTTCATCTGACGTCATCAAGCTGTGCCATCGCATCTCGCTATCCGATATCCCCATCCTCGTTTCCCACGAACCCTTGCCCGGCCAGCCATTGCTCGAATGCTTCAGCATCGTGCCAGAGCACATCATCGCTCAGGGTGGAGAACAACTGACGGGCTGGGCGATCTGGGAACACCCTGGCATGTTTATCGAGGCAGAGTTTCATTGCGTCTGGAAGGACGCGAGCGGAGCCCTGCACGACTTGACGCCCAGGTCCATCCCGCTCGAGCACATTCTCTTCCTGCCTGATTCTGGCCGTGAATACCGGGGCCGTCAGGTCGATAACATCCGCCAGCCGCTTGTGAATGACAGGGACGTGATTCGCTACCTGCACCTGTTCACACGTCGCTTTGAGATAACGAACGCGGGTGACCTGGCCGATCAGCACGGTGAAATCACTCTGCCGCCCCGTGCCCTGCGGGAATATCGAAAAATCGAGAAGGAGATGGCGCAGCTTAACCTGCGGCTGGGCAGGCGCTACCCATGAGAGGCCAACCGACCGGCCCTTGTAAATGATGGTGGGCATGTTGCGCATGGCGGCCTCACGACGACGTGTATGCCACCTTGTAGCAGGTGGTCACGCGCGAGGCGCCGGTGCGACGTTGTAGGACAGGCCCTTACAAGGATGCCCTGTTACCGACGGCAGTTACCCATGGTTGTTTGGCCAACGAATGCGTTCCCATGTCCCATTCTGCAAGCCACCTGCTGGTTCCTCGCCAGCTCCCACGCCTTCGGCGGGTATTGCTTGTTCCAGGCCGTGAACAACTGCCGGTCTTGTTTGGACAGGCGCAGGCCATAGCGGTCGGCCATGTAGAAGTAGGTGCGAGCCACCATGCCGCGCACTTCCGGCCGGGGCATGGCCTTGCGGGCCTTGAAGTCCACCACCATTGGGCAGGCGCCGTACTGGGTGGGCTGTTGCGGCAGCCAGGCGTAGCTGTAGTTCGCCCTGTCGCCATTCACCTCGCCGATGCTGGGCACCAGGTTGTGGAGGTCCGCTTCGGCCTGGTTGAAGATCGGGTCCGTCTTCGTGCAGTTCTTGCGCCCACCGTGCTGCCAGCATTGGCGCTGGTGGCCGATCACCCAGGCCGGGACGATGTGTTCCCACTCGATGCGCGCGGCGCGCTGGGCGTTCTTGCGGGGGACGTAGCCGCAACTGGCCAGGTCCACCGCCTTGCCGCTGTAGCGGCAGCCACAATAGAACTCGACCGGGTTGCTGGCGTAGAGCTTCCAGGCGGCCTTCTTGGCTTCGGCGAAGGTGCGGGGCGCCTCGGCGGCGGCGGGCAGGGCGAACAGCAGGCAGAGCAGGGCGAGCAGGATGGGCATGTACGGCATATCGCAAAAGGCGCGATGATACGGAGGGACGTCTGGCAGGAACAGGCTAGGCTTAAGGAAAGTCAACCAGGGGAAGGTGCCATGGGCCATCTAATACTTACGCGCCGCGTCGGCGAGCGCATCCACTTCAGCATCGCCCCTGACGCCGACCGCGCGGAGCTGCTGCTCGAGCTGAGCACGTCCGGGATCTGGCTGGAGATACTCGAGCAAGTGGGTAGCCATACCCGCATAGGAATCATGGCGCCTCACGGCCTGACCATACTGCGCGCCGAGTTGCTCGGGCGGGACGCCGGCGCGGTGTGAGCGTTATTCCAGGCTCAGCCGCAGGTCCGCGGCGATGCGCTGTAGCTCCCGCAGAGCGGTGGCGCGTTCAGCGTCCGTCAGTCGCTGATCGTCCTTGAGCAGTTCGATGATCGTTACCTCGTCGCTGAGCAGCTCGGCCGCTATTTCGCGGGCTGCGCGGCTTGCCAGGCCAGTGCGGCTGAAGCCCCTACCGTACGCCATCAGCCGGCCCGCTTCACGTCATCGCGCAGCTTGGCCATGGACTGCATGACGCGCTCCGATTCCGCCGGGCCGGTTAGGCACTCGCCACAGGCGGGGCACCAGTCGGCCTCCACATCCGGGATAGTGAGGGTGTGGCTGTCGTAGGCATAGGGCAGGTCACGGACACCATGGGCAAGGCTGGCCTGGCCGCATACGGGGCAATTCATTCCGCTCAGAGGAACACTTCCGCCGGCACGCCAAAGCGCTCGGCCAGCGCACGGATGTGGCGCACATTCAACTGCCGTTTGCCGTTGAGGATCTCCGACACGACGGACTGGGCACCGATCTCCGGCAGGTCGCCCTGGGTGAGATTGTGCTCGGTCATGAGGAAGCGCAGCACCTCATGCCCCGGTGCGTCGGGCAGTTGGTAATGCTGCGCGTCATAGGCGGCGATCAGATCACCCATCTGCGAGGCCAAGGCTGACAGCGGGTGGCCGTCAGCACCGCCGATCTGGTCGAGCAGTTCGTCGAGGGCCTCGACCAAGGCGTTGTAGTCGGCCTCATTCTGCGGCGGGCTGAGCAGGGGGGCTACGTAGCGCCAGTGCTCGGTGGCTTGCTTCAGTAATGCGCTCATGGGCACCTCACTTCCATTGGTTGCGGTCGTACTCTTTGTGATCGAGCACGGCGCGGATAAAGACTTTCTTGAAGCGGTAATCCACCGTGGCGATGAGCCGCAGCTTGTTGCCGCCTATGTCGAACACATGCTTGTCGCCCACCTTGTCCACGCTGGGGAAAATCCGCTTCATCTCGGCGAAGTCCTTCGGTTCCAGTTTGGAAACCAGCCGGTACCAGGCATCCAGTGCAGTGGCGGTGTTGGGCCACTGAGCCTTCGCTTCCCAGATGCGTTTCTGCGTGATGACGTGCATGTCATGTCCGTATCGCAATTTGCTATACGGTACACGATCGTATCGCAGATTGCTATAGGGTGGTTTTTGGCTTGCTTTTAGGATGGGGCGGCACTGGGAGAGGCGCCGACAACGGCCACCTGTCATGAATCCAGGCGTACTGCTCCGGCGGCGAGCTGGTGACGACGTACACACGGCGCTGTCCGCCTTCGCCGAGCAGCAGGCATTCCAGGGCGTGGCCTGGCTGCATGTCGAACCAGTGAGACTTGCGGTCGGCATCCTTCTCCATGAAGCGCTGCACCAGGCCGAGCGCGCGCTGCGGCTGGTACTTCGCCCACTTGCCTTCCTCGACGCTTTCCAGCCTCGCCCAGCCGCCCTGCGGGCCGGTGCCGGGCTGTTCCTTCCGCCGGCCCCAGGGCACCCAGGCGACCTCGCCGGTGAACAGATCGAGCACCGGGATGGCCGCCTTGGGGTTCGGGAAGTAGACCTTCCAGATCTTTTCCGCATCGCGCGCTTCCACTCCGCCGCACATGCTCACCTCCCGTCGTCGATTTCCCTTTCCCTGTTGACCGCGAATCTCGCTGTTCGGTCTACTGTATAGCCATACAGTATTTGCGCGAGCAGTCCCCCATGTCCGTCACTATCCTCGGCCGCACCGAACGCTTGCGGCACCTGTTGCCAGAAGCGAAAGAGCTGCGCATTACGGGCTTCCAGTCACCAGCCGAGGACGAGAAGGAGGGCGGGCTGTCACTCGACAAGCTGGTCGGCCTGGGCGCGCCGCAGATCTGGGTGGTGTTGATGGAGGATGCCAGCGCCCTGGGATTCGGTATCTTCCCGGGCGACCGCCTTGTCGTGGACCGTGCGGCCCCCCTGGCGGTTGACCATTACGTGATTGTCGACCTTGACGGCGACAGCCAGTACCGGGTGCGCCTGGTGATAGAGGACGCGGCTGGGCGCAAGGTGCTGCAGGCGCCGAACGGCACCACGCCACCGTTGCTGCTCGATGACGATGCATGCGTCGAAGTGTGGGGCGTGGTGCTATGGGTGATCAGCTACGTGGGGCGGCCGCCATGCCCGTTTTCGCGCTGATCGATTGCAACAGCTTCTACTGCAGCTGCGAGCGGATCTGCCAGCCTGAGCTGAAGCGCGTGCCGGTGGTGGTGCTGTCGAACAATGACGGCTGCGTCATCGCCCGCACGGCGGAGGTGAAGAAGCTGGGCATCCCGATGGGTGAGCCATATCACCTGGTAAGCAAGAAGCTGGCCGAACTGGGCGTTGCCGTGCGATCGAGCAATTACACGTTGTATGCGGACATCAGCAATCGGGTGATGCGCACCATCGCCGACATGGTGCCGAGCCTTGAGGTGTACAGCATCGACGAGTGCTTCGCCGATATGACTGGCGTTGCGGACGCCGAAGGGCTTGGGCGGGCTGTGCGAGCGCGCCTGCTGCAATGGGTGGGCATGCCGGTGGGGGTGGGCATCAGCACGACGAAGACGTTGGCCAAGCTGGCGAACTGGGCGGCGAAGAAGTGGCCCGCCACCGGCGGCGTGGTGGACCTGACCGATCCGGTTCGGCAGGAAAAGCTGCTTCGCCTGGCGCCAGTGAACGAAGTGTGGGGCGTCGGGCGAGGCTCGGCGGCCAAGCTGGCGACGCTGGGTATCGCCACGGCGTGGGACCTGGCGCAGTTCGATATCGGTACCATCCGCAAGACGTTCGGCGTGGTGATGGAACGCACGGTGCGCGAGCTACGCGGTACCAGTTGCATCGGGTTCAACCAGGGGCCACCGCCGAAGCAAGCGATCTGCTCGAGCAAGATGTTCGGCGAGAAGCTGGAGGGCCTGGCGCCAATCCGCGAGGCGCTGGCCACGTATGTGGCCAGGGCGGCGGAGAAGCTGCGCAGCCAGGGCTCGCTGTGCGGCGCCCTGCAGGTGGGCCTGCAAACCCAACTGCACAACACGAAGCGGCCCCGATATGCCAATGCCGAAACCTGCGCCCTGGAAGTACCCACGGATGACACGCGCGACCTGCTGGCCGTTGCCCTGCCGGCGCTCGATCGCATCTTCCGGCCGGGTTTTCTCTATTCGAAGTGCTCCATTCTACTGATGGACCTGTGCCAGCGTGGCGAGGTGACGTGCGACCTGTTCGCGCCGGCGCCAAGGCCAGGCAGCGACCGCCTGATGGCGGTGCTGGATGCGATCAATGAGCGGGAAGGGCGGGGGACTGTGCGCTTGGGAAGAGTGCCCGTCGACCCCGAGTGGGGGATGCGGCGGGATATGAAGAGCCGGGCGTTTACAACCAGGTGGGGTGAGGTGATTGGGGTGAGGGGCTGAGTCAGCCTGTTTCCTGCATTTTTGCCCACTCCCGATCCACCGCCCGCTTCGCCGTGTCCTTGCTCGCATATAGCCAGCGCAGCCGCCTGGGCTTGGCCTGGTCGCCGGCGGTGATGGTCTTTTCGGTGCCGGTTGTCTTGTCGCGGTAGTAGGCGATGACGCCGGTGTAGTCGCGGGCCACTTCCTCGTACAGCTCGTCGACCGTGTCCTCGGGCAGTTTGCTCTCCAGTTCCAGGCTCATGGTGTAGCCGGCGTCCGCCGTCAGGCTGTGCTGCACGTTTCCGCCGTGCCAGATGATGGCGTCGATTTCCGTCTTGACGCCTTCGAGGGTGTAGGTGAGCTCGGGGATCAGGTCTGGCCGGCCCTTGGCGAGGGTGTAGCTGAGCGTGGCGCTGCCGCGTTGCAGTCGGTTCCATTCGGCGCGGGCGGCGCGCAGGGCGCTGTCTCTGTCGGCATAGGTGTGGCGCAGTTGCTTGAGGTTGTCGCCAGCGCCGATGAGGGCCTCCTGTTTCTTGGCGCTGCCGAGGTCGTAGTAATAGGCGCGCACGCCGTCGTAGCTGTCGCGGTCGGCCTGCAGGTAGCGATGGCTGTCGCCGTCCGCCCTGGTCAGCGTGATGTGCGGCAGATCGGCGCCGCTGACGGTCTTGCCGCCGCTGGCGGGCAGGAACAGCAGGCGGCCGCCCTTGACGGTGGCCAGCGCGTCGAACTCTTCGCCGAGGCGGGTGAGCAGGTTGGCGTCGGATTCGCCGGCCTGGTCGAGCTGGAGGATGGGCAGGGCGGCGAGGGCCGCCGATATGAGTGGTTCCAGGTCGTTGCGCAGGGCGATGGTCTTGAGCACTTCGCCGGCGGTGGTGCCGCTCCAGCTGCCTTCGCGCTTGACCTTGAGCTGCTTGCGTAGATCCGCGCTGCTGGCGCGGATGTTGAGCACGTCCGGTGTGCCGCTGTGTTCTGTTTCGCTGACGGTATAGGTGCCCTTGTCCACCAGGCCGGTGTTGCTCCAGCCCAGCCACAGGCGCACCACGGCGCCGTGCGGGGGGATGGCGAGCAGGCCGTCATGGTCGCTGAGCTGGATGTCGAGCTGGTCCGCCTCGAGGCCGCGGTTGTCGGTGAGGTTGAGGCTGATGAGGCGCGGCGCCACCAGCTGGGCGATGTCGTTGCCGGCGACGGTGAGGCGGAAGATGGGCACGGGGTAGTCCGTGTCGCCCAGCAGGGCCTTGCCGGCGTCGCGCACTGCGCCGACGACGGCGTCCAGGCTTGGAATCACAGCAGGCCCCTGATGATGTTGACGCCGGAGCTGATGAAACTGCCGAGCATGTCGACCTGGCCGTCGTCGATGCGCTTGAGGGCGATGGTGAATTCGATGCGGCGGGCGGCGCCGTCCTGGAAGAACAGGGTCCTGGTTTCGCTGATGCTCTCGATCACCCAGGTGCCGAGGATGCGGCCGGTGCCTTCGACCAGTGGCCAGGCTTTGCCCGTGTCCGCCATGTAGCGCAGGGTGTCGAGGCTGAGCACGGTGCCGGCCAGCTCGGGCAGGAGCACGCCGGGCAGGGTGATGGCGTCTTCCCCTTTGCCGACGAATTGCCGGGCCGGGTTGGCGCCGACGCGGTTGGTGCTGGGGTGGCGCCAGTCCGTTTGCCGTTGCAGCTCCTGGTAGGCCAGGGTGTGCAGGCTGAACACGAACATGCCTAGGGCCATCATCATTTTGCGTTACTCCCTGTCGCCCAGGCGCGTGCGCAGGCGGGCGGCCTTGCCGCGTTCGCGCTCGTCCAGCAGTTGGTTGAGCATCTGGCGCAGGCCGGCGGTGTCCGTGCCGGGCGTGGCCTGGATGGTGATGTTTACGGTGTCGCCCTGGACGACCATGGGCGCGCTGGCGGCGGCGACCGGCGGGCGGTTGTCGAAGCTGATGCCGCTGGCCATGGCCATGGCCGGGGCGCCGAAGGCGAGGGCGCCGGCGGCGGTGAGGCGCTTGGCGGTGCCGGCCAGTTGCTTGAGCACGCCACCTTCGCCACCTGCCAGGCCTTGGCCGAGGCCGGCCATGGTGAAGCCGCCCAGTTCGGCGAAGACGCGTGAAGGCGAGTGGATGCCGAGCTTTTCCTTGAACCAGGACACGGTGCTGTCCGCCGCGCCGGTGATGGCGGTCTTGACCGCCGCCAGGCCGTTGGTGATGCCGTTGATCAAGCCCTGCATCAGCATGCTGCCGAACTCGGTGAATTTGCCGGGCATTTCGATGCCGAAGTAGTTCATGACGGCGGCGAAGGCTCGGTAGAACAGGCCGATAGGGCTGAAGTTGATGATCAGTTGCGCAATGCCGGCGAGGCCGCCGTCGAAGCCGGCCTTGATCTCGCCCCACAGGCCAAGGAAGAACGCCTTGATCGGCTCCCAGTATTTGTAGATCAGGTAGGCGCCCAGGGCGATGCCGGTGATAGCCAGGCCGATAGGGTTCATCAGCAAGGCCCGGCCGAGCAGCATGACAGCCTTGGCCACGAAGGGCAGAACGACCTTGCCCAGGTTCCAAAGCATGCCGATCAGCGAGCCGCCCTTGATGCCGATCAGCGCCAGGCCGTAGCGGAATATGGCGAACGGGCCGAGCAGTGAGGCTATGCCCAGGGTTATGGCACCAAAGCCTGCGGCCAGCGCGGCGATGCCGGCGACCGTCTTGAGGATTTGCCCAGTCAGTTCGGGGTTGGCCTTGACCCAACTGGTGATGCCGGCGACCGCGCCGTTGAAGCTCTCGATCAGGTCCACCAGCGTGGGGCGCAGGGTTTCGCCCAGGGTGGAGGAGAGGTTGAAGGCTCGGTTCTTGGCCATGTCCAGGCGGGCCGAAAGGGCCTCGGCGCGGATATCGGCCTCGCGCTGCATCGAGCCCTTGCCCGCTTCGGAGTTGGCCAGGGCGAGCTGGCGGCGGTATTCGCCTATGTTGGCGGCGAGCTTGGCCGCGTCGTCGCCGAACTCCTTGCCGAAAATCTGGGTGGTGGCGCTGAGCTGGTCCGCCTTGGGCAGCTTGTTGATTGCCTCGAGCACCGTCTGGATGGTGGCGGTGGAGTTCTGCGCCATGCCGGTCTGGATGGCTTCGGCCTCCAGGCCCAGTGCCTTGAGGCCTTTCTGGAAGCGCTTCGGTTGCTGGGTGGCGATTGCCAGTTCGCGGATCATCGCATTGGTCGCGGTACCGGCAACCTCGGCGGAGGAGCCTAGGCTCAGGAAGGTGGAACCCAGGGCGGCGGCATCCTTGAACGACATGCCGACCGAGGCGGTTATACCTGCGGTGCGCTGCATGACGTCGATGATGTCCGAGCCCTTGGACTGGGCGTTGTCGTCCAGGTAGTTGATGGCGTCGCCGAGCTGGTCGATGTTCTTGATCGGCAGCTTGTAGAGGTTGGCGATGCGGGCGAGGTTTTCTCCCATTTCGTCCGCTGGCAGCTCGAAGGCGGTGGCGGCGTTGGCGGCGACCTGGGCGAAGGTGAGCAGGTTGTCCTTGCCCTGGATGCCCATGCGCGCGCCGCCTTCGACCAGGGCGGCGATTTCAGTGGTGGCCATGGGGATGTGTTCGGCCATCTGCTTGATGGCATCACCCATTTCGTAATAGGTGGCGGTGAGCTTGCCATTGTTGTCGCGCGCACCGTCCACCTGCTTGGCGACGCCGAGCATGGCGTCTTCGAAGTCCATGTAACTCTTCACCGCGCCGAGCACAGGGGCGCCCATGGCTGCGCCAGCGGCAGCAGCGCCTGCCCCGGCGCCCGCCATGCTGCCGGCGAGCTGCTGGGTCTTGTCGTATTGGCCACGCGCGGACGCCAGGCGCTTCTGCTGTGCGGTGATGCGCTTGAGGCGGTCTTCCTGCTGGGCCATCGCTGCAGTGGTGGCGGTGATCTTGCCGCGCAGGTCGCGTTCGCCATTGCCGAGGCTGCGAGTGCTGACGCCGGCGGCGTTGAGCTTGTCGCGCAGGCCCTGTAGCTGAGCCTGGTTCTGCTGGTGTTGTTGCTTTAGGGCGGTGGCTTCCCGGATGGCGGCGCGCATGTCCTTGGCGAGCTGTTTGGTGGGGACGCCAGTCGCCGATGTTTCTCGTGCCAGGTCGCGGACTTTCAGTTGTGCGGCGGCGAGGGCCGTTTCGGTTTGTTGGGCAGCGGCACGCTGGGTGCGCCAGGCGGTGACGTCCTTCTGGGTGGCGTTGAGTTCCTTGAGTCGGTCGCGGGCGGCCTTCAGCTCACGGGCGGCGCCGATGCTGCCGCCCTGGATGCGCTTGAGCGGGCCGGTGGCCTTGTCCAGCGCGGAGAGGATGACCTGCAGTTGTAGCTTGTCAGCGGCCATCGTTCTGGCTCCGTACCCGCGCCCGTTCGCGCCATTCCATCAGTTCGGTGATGCCCAGGCTGTCCATGTCGGCCGGGGCCCAGTGGAACACCACGGCGAGGTCCGCCATGGCGTCTTCTACTCGGCTGGGGAGAGTTCCTCCTTCGCCGACCTCGGTAGCAAAAAACCGGCGATCTTCGTGCCGATGGCGAGCAGGTCGGCCGGGTCCATGCCCTTGAGCTCGGGCTCGGTGAGGGTGGGGATGCTGATGCGGGGGGCCACCTTGATGATGGCGTTGACGTCCATCTGTAGCAGGTCGGCCAGGGCGATGCCGCGCAGCTCGCCGGCGGCGGGCTTGCGCAGCTGGATGCTGGTGATGGACTGCTCGCCGCGCTTGAGCGGGGTGTCGAGTGGGACGGTGTTGTCGGTGTTGGACATGGGGTAACTCCGTTACAGGGAGGGAGGCGCCCCGCAGGGCGCTGTTGTGATCAGACGCCCAGGGCGTTTTTCTGCGCCTCGAGCATGTCAACGCCGTCGATAATTTCGATGAAGTTGAGCAGGTCGATTTCGATGATGTCCTCACCGTCCACGGTCAGCTTGTAGTAGGTGCAGGTGGTGGTGATCTTGTGCTCGGTGTCTTCGCCGGGGGTGGCGTCGCCCATTTCGATTGTTTCATGCCGGCCGCGCACCGCGATTTCGACTGCCACGACGTCGCCGGTGTCGTCGCGCTGGTAAGCGCCCGCGAAGCGTAGTGGCACGCCGTCTGCCTTGACCGCACCGAACTGCTTGAGGGCGATCAGGTCGAGGCCACCGAGGGTCCATTCGAACTGGAGGCCATCATCGGACATGCCGAGGTCGGCCTTGACCGGGCCGTTCATGCCTGCGCCGCGGAAAGCTTCCATCTTGCGAGCCAGCGGCGGCAGGGTGGCGGTTTTGGCAATGCCGGCATAGCTGTTGCCGTCGTTGAAAATGAGCATGTTCTTGAGCTTGCTGGGCATGGCCATGGTGGCGGTCTCCTACGGCGCGGCCTGAGTGGCCCGCGCGGGCAAATGGGCGTCAGGCGTTGACCTGGGCGGCGAAGTTGGCGAGGTAGGTGTCGGTGATGCGCTGGCGAAGGG